GGACGGTGATGGAGTGGAAGCTCAGGCCGGGGAACGACAACCACTGGCTCGACACTTGCGTCGGCTGTCTGGTTCTGGGGTCGGTGATTGGTTGCAATGTGCCGGAGTACTCTGACGTGGTGGAGCGGAAGAGAAAACGGAAGGTGCGACGAAAGACGGAGGTGCGGACATGAAACCGTACTACGAAGACGACCAGACAACAATCTACAACGGCGACTGCCGGGAGGTGCTGCAAACGCTACCCGATGACAGTGTTGACGCCGTGGTGACTGATCCGCCTTATGGTTTGTCATTCATGGGCAAGCGCTGGGACTACGATGTGCCGGGCGTCGAGGTCTGGCAGCAGTGCCTGCGAGTGCTGAAGCCTGGCGGGCATCTGCTGGCGTTTGCTGGCACACGGACGCAGCACAGGATGGCAGTCAACATTGAAGATGCGGGGTTTGAAATCCGGGACATGATCGCGTGGGTTTACGGAAGTGGGTTCCCGAAATCGCTGGACGTGAGCAAAGCCATTGATAAAGCGGCTGGGGCGGAGCGGGAGGTGGTGGGGGAGTACAAGGCTACCGGGACAGCTAGGAACTCAAAGCATATTGGAGCCAAGCCACATGCGGCAATTGGTGAGTACATTGCCAATGTCGAAAAGATTTACATCACCGCCCCCGCCACTGAATCCGCGAAGCAATGGCAAGGCTGGGGCACAGCACTGAAACCGAGCCTTGAGCCAATCACAGTCGCACGCAAGCCCCTGACTGGCACCGTGGCGGAAAACGTCCTGCAGCACGGGACTGGCGGGTTGAATGTGGATGGGTGTAGGGTGGGGACGGAGACATGGACGCGAAAAGGCGGCGACGGAAGCACGCCTTACGGAAGCGAGACAACGTGGAACACAAGTAAGACGCCCGACATTGACCGCACCGCCACAGGCCGATGGCCCGCCAATCTAATTCACGACGGCAGCGAGGAGGTGACGTGGCTGTTTCCAAGTGAAGACGGCGAGAAATCGGCAGCCCGATTTTTCTACACAGCCAAAGCCGACAAAACCGACCGGGGGCACGGCAACAATCACCCAACAGTGAAGCCTCAGGCCCTGATGCGTTATCTGGTGCGGTTGGTGTGTCCACCTGGCGGCGTGGTGCTCGATCCATTTGGCGGCAGTGGCACAACGGCAGCGGCGGCAAGGCTCGAGCATTGCCGGTCAATTCTGTGTGAGTTGTCGGCGGAATACTGCGACATCGCCGTTGAGCGGTTTCGGCAGCGGGTTTTGTTTTGAGAGGTGGAGTCATGGCGAAGAAATCAACAGGGCGGCCAGTCGGAGCACGGACGCAGGACAGGCTAGTGGCCGACGAGTCAGTGGCAATCTGCCCTCACTGCGGCAGCCGGGATCGTGGCGAGTTCCGATCCTTGCGGCGGGTCGACGGATCTGGCGAAATCAACGGCAGGCGATATGAGGGCGTCGAGCTGAGAAACTGCAACTGCAACAGCTGCGGCGGGGCCATGGTCGTCAGGCGATATCTCTGGATCTCGTGAAATACGGGATTCCCTTTTCAGGTCTGGCAGAAGAGGCAGCGACTTCTGAACATGCTCAGCATGACAGAATCTCGCCGGCAAAAGATCGATCGACTCAGGGCTCTGCTGGAGTCCGGGGTCTCATCTGACAGCACAGATGGAGCGTCGACGACGTTCGATCTGGACAGCGTTCGCCGTGAACTTGCGCGGCTGGAGCGGGAGGCAGGTCTGCGGAAGCGGCGATCGCGTGTCATCACCCCGAACATGACGAGGAGATGACCGTGGCCAGCAGCGTCTACCAGGCGGACAACCCAAAGAACCGACGACGATCGGCAGCACACAGGCGGCCAAGGTCGGAAAACTTCCTGCTCAATGACAGCAGGCGACAGGCGATTCAGGCGAACGCGCTCGACGTTCACAGGAATATGGGCCTGCTGGCGTGGGCAATTCGCCGGACGCTCGACTACTGCTGTCTGTGGGATTTCCAGCCGCGGACGAATGACCGAGGGCTGAACATCGAGCTGAAGCGGCTGATGGCTCGCGACACTCAGGCCGAATCCGTCGACTATTACGGCCGAATGGACTGGGACGACATGCGGCGGGTCGCCGAGGCTCAGAAGCTGCTGGTGGGCGATTGTTTCTTTATCCGGGTCAATGGTGCTCTCCAAATGGTGGAGGGTTCATTCGTCCGGAATCCCTCCAGCGGTCGTCGTGATGCTGGCCAGTGGGTCGGCGGGGCAAAGCTCCGCTCGGGGCGGCCGGTGGCGTGGAATTTCGCCGAGGAAGATCCGAGAAGCGGCCAGCAGACTGACAAAGTGATCCGGGCCGGCAGCGTCTGGCAGCATTGCCAGCACGAGGGTAGGCCGAATCAGATCAGGCCAGTCTCGCCGATCGTGGCAGCGCTCAACGAGTTCAGGGATCTGGACGAAACCTTCGACCACATGAGGGCGAAGGTCAAGCTCGATCAACTGTTCGGGATCGCGTTCGCTCGCAAGGAAGACGCCGAGGCGTTCGACGAGGATGACGACGAAGCCTCAAACGCTCAGGAGGGAGCCAGCAGAGTCGTCGACTTTGGTGACGGTCCGGCAGTGTTTGACCTAGACGAAGGCGAAGACGTTAAGACCATCGAGTCCAGCAATCCGGCGACAAGTACGCAGGAGTTTCTAAAGCTCTGTACGCAGATGGCGCTGAAGTCTCTCGACATCCCGATGAGTTTCTTCTCCGAAGACTTCACCAACTACAGCGGCTCCCGTCTGGCGTGGATCGGGTTCGAGCGGAGCTGTGAGGCGAAGCGAAAGACTCAGCGCAGGCTGCATCAGAAAATGACAGACTGGCGACTGGCTCGCTGGACACTGCGGCCAGAATTTGGAGGAACCGGCGAGCTACGGCTCCCAGCAGGGATGACGGTCGATCAGGTCAATTACAGATGGGTTCCGCGCGGGGTGCCGTGGTGGAAGCCGCAGGAGGAGCTGGACACAGCTCTCCGGTCCGTGGCGGCCGGGCTGAAATCGATGCAGGATGTCTGCGACGAGTTCGGTCTCGGGGACTATCTGGAGAATGTCGACGAGATTGTCGGCGAGCGTGAAGAACTGCGGAGCCGAGGATTCCTCCAGAAGTGGAGCGATTCCGCCATGGTCAGACTGGCGACACAAGACGAAATGCAGGGGCCGACAGTATGACACCTTCCAGACTCTGGCAGATCGACCAGCGATTCCTCGCAGCCTACGAGGCGAGACTCGCTCGCAAGGCTGGGCTTGATCCTGAAACGCTCGACGACGTATTCACGGAATACATCGCGGACGCTCTCGGCGTGGACAGTAAACCACTGACGATGACCGACGATGGGATCGCGATCGTGTCGGTGATCGGTCCGCTGTACAAGGGAAAATCTCCCTTCGTCTCGAACTACAAGAGCATCGGGGAGGCACTGACGGCCGTCGAGCAGATGGAGCAGCTTCCGCCAGTGGTCCTGAAGATCGATTCACCTGGCGGCATGGTCGCCGGTCTGGATCCTGTTCTGGAGCAGATCGACAGGCTTTCAGAAAAGACGCTCGTGGTCGCCAGCATCAACGGCATGGGAGCCAGCGCAGCCTATCGCATTGCTACCAAGGCTGGCAGCATCTTTGCCAGTCGCGACAGCGAAGTCGGATCGATCGGCACCTATTGGCAGCTGCTGGACTACTCCGAGGCATTCCAGAAGGCCGGCATCCGGAGCGTTCTGCTGACCACTGGCGATTACAAGGGCCTCGGGGCGACTGGCGAGAAGCTGACGCCGAAGCAGATCGCATTTCTGCAGGAATCAGTCGACCAGTCGAACAGCCAGTTTCTGGAGGACGTTCGCAACGGCCGAGGTATGACAGACACACTGCTCGAAGAAGTCAGCGACGGCCGATGGTGGCAAGCTGGCGACGCCGAGCAACTGAATCTTATCGATGGGGTCGCATCATTCGAGAATGTTCTCGACATGATCCGGGCCCAGTTTCTGAATGAGGAGCCAGCGATGGCAAAGCCGAAACTGCAGCCGGGTCAGGCTGTGACGGATGCAGAGGAGGCGGCAGTGGTCGCGGAATCTGCTCCAGAAAAGACTCAGCCAGTGGCTGAAACAATCGACGAAGAAACCGGCGAAGAAGTCGAACCGGTTGCCGAAGAAGACGCCGAGGAGCCAGTCGAGCCGGTCGCAACTGCTCCCGGGCTTGCCGAATACATGGCAGCATTCGGCGACGCCGAAGGGGCTCGCATGTTCCGGGATGGCGTCGCGTTCGACCAGGCGCAGCAGCAGTCCCTGAGTGATCTCCGGGGCACTGTGCAGGATCTGAAGGCCGAGCTGGCTCAGCTGCGAGAGCAGGCTCAACTGCTGGCCAAAGTCTCCCCGGATGAGGCTGAAGGCGTGAACATTTCCAGCGAGCCTCAGCGGTCAAGCTGGGCCGAGGCTTGCCGCGGCAAACGCAACTGAGAACTGATCGCCGGCGATGTGCTGGCGACTGAATACACATTTTGATCTGAGGAGTTCAAATCATGGCCGACACACTGACAACCCTGGCGGAACTGGTCCGCTTCAACAGCCTGGATGTGAATCCAGCCGAGATCAGCGACATCCTGAACGGGGCTCCGGTCCTGTCTCAGCTGCACGCGATGATGTCCAGCAATGGGACCACCCACAAGTACAACGTGGAGTCAACGGCTCCCGTGATCGGATTCCGTGCAGTCAATGCCGGGGCTGACTACACAGCCAGCGACTCGACGCCGGTCTCTGTGAATCTGAAGTACATCGACGGCACCATTCGCGAGGATATCGCACAGTGCCAGGCGTATCGCGGCGGATCTGAAGCGTGGCTCGATCGTCGCACTGCTCGCCAGCTGCGGCAGGCTCTGTTCACCCTGGAGAAGCAGGTGTTCAACGGAACCGTCGGCGGCGACGCCAGCGGATTCAACGGGCTGGCAGACGATGCGAATTACAACCAGATCGCAGACGCTCTGGTCGTCAATGCCGGCGGAACAACTGCCAACACTGGCAGCTCTGTCTGGTTCATTCGCTCTACTCCTGACAATGCCAGCATGGCTCTCGTGGGTGCAGGCGATGAAGGGCTGTCGATGGACAACATTAACTTCCTGATCGGCGAGACGTTCAAGGCTCAGATCGCCGGCAGCAACTCGAAGCTGATGACGGCTCTCTGTCGCGACATCGGCGGCCATCTCGGGATTCAGGTCGGCAGCAAGTATGCCGCGGCTCGAATCGCAAACCTGACAGCTGACAGCGGGAAGGGCCTGACCGACAGCCTGCTGGCTGACGCTCTGGCGCTGTTCCCGTCTGCTGATCAGCCGACGCACATCGTGATGAGCCGGCGATCTCTGACTCAGCTGCAGAAGTCGCGGACGACTTACTCTCCGATCGGGGCTCCTGCTCCTCGACCGAGCGAGTATGAGGGCATTCCGATCGTGGTCACGGACAGCA